CAGTACCACTTCTTTTCATAATAAATTTAATAGGGTCACCTAGGCCTGCTAATTGTACTGCTGAACCTAACATAGTCTTACCTTGTTTCAATGCTGAATTTGTACCTGCACTTAAAAATGATTTAATTTGGTCTGCACTTGAATCAGTAGAAAGACCTTTACCCAAAGCCGCCTCTATATCTCCTGCAACACCAGTTTCTTCGGCACCATAGTCTTGTGTATAACTTGCCTTAATAGTTTTTGGCATATACAATGCAATAGCAGATGTTGTAATAGATTTGTCTGAAACTTTTGATGTAATTTTTTTACCTGGTTTACCTTGACCACCAAGTAAAGATGATGTTTGAGGACTATAACCTATAAAACCTGATTCAAATATCATATAGTGTCCTAATTCTGTATTACCAAGGTCTAATGGATATTGTACAGGACTGAATGATAATGGATTTTCTATCAGTTGTTGACTTGGCGCACTATCAATATTGAATGGTGATTTTTTCTGCAATTGAGCAGCCATCTTACCAGCTGACTGTGCCGTGTCTTGTGAAGCAAAATGATTAATCGTATTTGCTAAGAACGGTGTAGATAGGTTACTGATTGCGTTTTTTAACTTTGTGAATGCCATATAAATACCTTTACCAATATTTATATAGATTATAGGTACATTATGGCAAAGAGTTATAAAGGGTTATATAAACCCACCCACCCAAAGAAATACGTAGGCGACCACACAGGTATTGTATATCGTTCTTTATTAGAGAGACGGTTTATGCGTTATTGTGATTTAAATGAAGATATATCATTTTGGGCTAGTGAAGAATTAGCAATTAGATATTACAACCCTCTTACAAAAAGATTTCATAGATACTTTCCAGATTTTATCATTAAGACCAGTAATAATGAAAAGTTTATGATAGAGATTAAACCTTATCGTCAATGTGATAAACCAAAAACCCCCAAGAAGAAGACCAAATCTTATATGCGTGAGAGTTTAGAGTATATCAAGAACAAGGCAAAATGGTCAGCAGCAGAATCTTATTGCTCTGACAATGGTCTTAAATTCAAACTAATTACAGAAAAAGATTTAGGTAAATATTAAGTAGCTGCAAAAGCGTGTCTGTCGTGATAAGGGTCTACGCTTGTGTCTAATTTACCTGCGTGTGTACTACTAGAAGCCACATTTGTTTGAACAGGTGCATTTGTCTGATTTACAATATTAGTGACTGGTGCTTGACTATTAGCAAGAGGTTTAATTTTACTTGCTTCAAGTTTAGGTGTGCTTCTTTGTTCCTTTAAGTCTTGTTGTGCTGTATTTCTTTCACCAGATTTAATCAATTTTGTATTTTCAGCTAAATTATCCAAACTCATCATATCACTATAAGCAGGACTACCAAAGTATATCGTAGGTTTTTTATCCGGGTTTTGTTGATGTGCCAAATAGGTCATCTTCAAGTCTAATGGTAAACCTCTTGCCTCTGCGTAATCTTTAATTTCTTTTTCATTCTCTTTCAAATACTGATTTAAAGTTTTCTTCTCTTTTGGTAAACTATCTTTAGCAGTAGTTGTTATATCAGGTGCTGTTGAATCTTTTTTCATCTTCACCTTATCTTTTAGAAAATCAGGTAATGGTAAACTGTCTAATATACCATTGATAACATTTACGATAGAGTTTTTGATACCTGAAAAGAATGAAGTAATTGGCTCAAACATATTACTTACAAATCCCATAATTTGGTCTGGTATTCCTAATACAAATGACAATACACTATCATAGGCATTTGTAAATGCGTCTTTGATAGCTGTAAATATACCACTTACAGTTTCTATCATACCATTAATATCACTAGTAATTTGTTCTTTAGCATTTTCATAACCTGTGACAAAGAAACCTACAACACTATCTATCATACCAAAAAAGAAGTCTGAAATAGATGTAAACAAGTTACCAATATATTCGTGTACTGAATTAACCATATTATTCCAAGGTTCAGCAATCAGATTAACTAGGTCCATAAACAATGGTTTTAAGAAATTTACAATCATTAATGGCACAACAAGTATTGTTTTTAAAATACTTTCAAATATTTGACTTAAACCACCTGTAAAGTCGCCTGTAAATAGTTTTATAAAACCATCTATAAATCCCTCTACTATACCAATAACAAATGATATTGCTTCACCAATACCTTTAATAATACCTTTGATTAAGAAATCACCAATTGACATCAATACATCAATAGCAGGTTTTAATTTAACATATAAAGCTTTAATCTTGTCTAATGCCGGTGCTAATGCTTGTGCTATCTCATCTGCATATTTGTATAATAATGTTGCACCTAATATAAACGCACCAAGAGGTCCAAATCTACCAAAAATTTTAACAAGAAATCCTGATTTACTAAAGAACGCTAAGATTGGTTTAAATATCTTTGATATGAAACCAACACCAGGTAAACCAGCAAAGAAAGAACCTATTGCTTGTAGTTTGCCTCTGCCTTCTTTTACATCATCTTCAGGTACTTCTATACCAGCAGAACCAGGTGCTAACTCGTCACCTGTATTTTCTTTTGCAAGTTCATTAGCCTGTTCACGTTCTCTTCTTGAAGCGTCTTTGTCAAACGTTAACATATCGCCTAATTTATTAGCAACCTCTTTAATACCTCTCACAGCTTTGATTTGTAAATCTCTTAACTGTTCAAGTATTTGTGTAGAGCTATCTGTACTTGTAGATAATACAGAAGCACCACCTCCTACTAAAGCACCACCAACAACTTTCTGTTGTGATTCTACTACAGCAAGGGCTGTTGATTGTATTGCGTCTTTTGTTTCGCTATCAGGCATTTTTTTTTCTCTTTACTACTTTTTTTGTATGTTTGATGATTTACCATTAACGTATAAACCAAACCAGGCAGCGCCAGCACCAACGACAACAGATACAAAACCTGCTTGAGCGTTGTTAGGAGCGTCTAAAGCCATAAACCAAGTCATAGTTTCATAGAATACTAATCCATATAAAACCATCATTAGTCTAGGTACTGTTCTCCAGTTTGATAAGAATTGAGGTAGTTCTTCTTTTAAAAACCACCATAACCATTTTACTTTGTCAATAAAATTTGTTTTCATTTCTTCTATCATTTGTTGTTTCTCTCTCTTTGTTTTTCTTGTTCTTCTTTAATATAAGCAATCAAAAGATTAACATATATTTCCCTCTCCCAAGGCAGCATACTCCCTAACTCTGTTAAAGAATATTTATGATGTTGCATTAAAGCAAAATTCACTTCATAATGATTTTGAAGTGTGTCGTGTGAGAGGGCTATCCGAAAAAATCAGTTAGTCCTGACAACGTTATTTCACTCTTAACGTCTGTTTTAGGGTTTACAACTTCAAAGCTATGTCTTAACTTTGGCATTGTTTCATAAAACAATTGTATCTTCTTAAATGCAACACTAGACATACTCTCTACGAATTTGTCTAAATCTTCTTTAGTATAGTCAGACGCAAGATGTGTTTTTTCACCTTCAAACACCTGATAGATACCTTTTGAAATCATATCAAATAATACATTACTGTCTGCACCTTTTGAATAATCTTTCGTAGGGTCAATAGAATTGATAGTAGGATATTTCATAATAATACCGATATTCTTATCTTCATCTACCATAATCTTATTACTGTGTTTGTCATCAACGTGTACATCAATTTTAGAAATATCAACTTCTACATCAACATATGTTTTCTTATCGTCTGGACACAAAATCTTTAGTTTTGCAATTTCACCAACTGACTTTGAACGAATTTGTAAAAATACATATTCTAAATCAAATGTCGGTAGTTCATCAACATTTAAAGCACCAAATGTACAAACTTTAATAATATCTTTTAATGCTTGTATAGTCTGCTTCTGGTCTTGCGATTCAAGAGCCTGCAATAAAACTTTTTCCTCTTTCACCTGAAAGGGTCTAAAGCTAACTGCAACGTCTGTTGATGGTAACGTCAACTCAAACTTCGCTGTTTCTAATATAGGCAATGCCATAATAT